GCAGGTAACGTAGCAACACTTAACCGTGTTATCCTACCAGTTATCCGTCGTGTTATGCCAACAGTTATTGCTAACGAGCTAGTTGGTGTACAACCAATGACTGGCCCAGTTGGTCAAATCCACACACTACGTGTACGTTACAGCGACACTGTTGCAGCTAACGGCGGCGTTGTTGGAACATCAGCAGGTGAAGAAGCTCTAAGCCCATTCAAAATTGCTGAACAGTATTCAGGTGCAAACACTGGTAAAGCAGCTTCAACTGCTGTACTAGAAGGCGCTGCTGGAAACCGTATGTCAATCCAAATCTTGAAGCAAACTGTAGAAGCCAAAACACGCAAACTAAGCGCACGTTGGACTTTTGAAGCTGCTCAAGACGCACAGTCAATGCACGGTATTGATGTTGAAGCAGAAATCATGGCAGCTCTTGCACAAGAGATCACTGCTGAGATCGATCAGGAAGTACTAAATTCACTAGATACACTTGCTGGTGCTGCTGCTCAAACATACAACCAAGCTGCTGTTTCAGGTACTGCTACTTTCGTGGGTGACGAGCATGCTGCTTTAGCTGTTCAAATCAACCGTGTAAGTAACTTAATTGCACAGCGCACACGTCGTGGCGCAGGTAACTGGGCTGTTGTATCGCCATTCGCGTTAACAATCCTACAATCTGCAACTACTTCAGCGTTTGCTCGTACAACAGAAGGTACTTTTGAAGCTCCAACTAACACTAAGATGGTTGGTACTTTGAACAACGCAATGAAAGTATATGTTAACACATATGCAGCAGACAATGCAGCCGTACTAATCGGTTACAAAGGTTCAAGCGAATCAGATGCAGCGGCATTCTACTGCCCATACATCCCGCTAATGAGCTCAGGTGTTGTCCTAGATCCAGGTACATTCGAACCAACAGTATCATTCATGACACGTTATGGATATGTTGAGTTGAATAACACTGCATCGTCACTAGGCAACGCAGCTGACTACTTAGGTAAAGTTGATATCACTAGCGGAAACGTTAGCTTCAGCTAATAGTTACTTAGATAACTGCAAAAATAAAACAGGGCCTTCGGGTCCTGTTTTTTTATGACTATACTCTCTTTATAATTGATAAATACTTATGTCTAAAGGACTTATGCGGATCCCCCGCGTAGACCCTAGAACGGCATATATAAAACAAGGAGAATATTATGGGACGCCCATTAAATAAAAGATATTTTGGTAGCCTTGCTACCGCAGACCAACGTGCAGCTGGTACTGAAACACAAGAAAACATTCGTGCAGAAGCTAATTTAACTACAACTGGTATTGTAGATGATGCATTTATTGTTGCACAAAAAGGTTCAAACAAGTTTATTCTAAGAAACAAAGCCGGCGATGCAAATTCACAAACTGTTTGCCGTATGGTAAACAAAGCAACTGCTGCGTTAGCACTAGGTGAAATGGTAATGTTTGGAACTACTGGTACCGGTAATAGAGTTCCTCTAAAGAAAATTACTGCTCGTAAAGCAACTGATTACAATAATAATCAATATACATGGGTAGTACAAGACGACTCAACCGAAACAGTTATTGTTTTAACAGCAATTTAAGTTACCGAGGGGATTAATAGTCCCCTCGATTTTAGGAAGCAAGAATGTCAAAATATTTAAACGTACCAAATGGAGATTATAAAATATCTGTGCAAACAGGTGGTACTATCTATTTGAATACTGGTTTTGATACAGGTACTGTTGAACTATCAGGCAACTTATTAGTTAGAGGCACTACTACAACTGTTGAATCTATTACAACTACAATAAAAGATAATATTATTACACTTAATTCTGGCGAAACAGGCGCAGGAATTACATTAAACGAAGCTGGAATAGAAATTGATAGAGGACAGCTTGCAAACGCTTTTTTTAAGTATGACGAAGATGTTGACGGATTTATTGCAATAAACGGCGCTAGTTCTTTAATATCACTAGCAACTAACGAAATTGATTCAAGAAGCCAAAATTTAACATTAAACGCTGGTAGCAGTGTAATTAGTGTAAATCCTACAGTAGATTACGAACAAAAAGTATTTACATATGCAGCAGGGTTGCTATCTGGGTATGATGTAGCTAAAGCAGATGTAATTCCAAATACACAAGCAGTAGTTGATTATGTTGCATTTAACTTTGCAAACGTTTTCCTGCGTCAAATTGGTGACGGCGATTCAAGTATTGAAATTGATGACTTTCAAAACAGTGGTGTAGACAGTGTAATTACTTTTAAACTTGACGGACAAATTGTAAGTCAACTTTACGCAGACCGCTGGGAATTTGACGACTTACGCTTTACAGGATCTACAATTGACACAATGTCAAGTAATCAAGATCTAGTATTAAAATCTTCTGGAACAGGAAGCATTAGAATTGACGATACTTTACACTTAAATCGTGTTCCAAGCGATGACGATGCTAGTTTATCGCCGCCTGCACCTGATGACGGAACTAAGATTTATATAGCAGACCAATATACAGGAAAATCAGGAATATACTTTGTTAACGACGAAGGTAACAGAGACGAATTAGTAAGTAAAAACAGAGCACTCCTATTTGGAATGTTATTTTAAGGATAAGAAATGGCAATAGTAAATCAACAATTAACAAATACACAACTAGATATGATAACTGTTCCAGCAGGAAAGGCATATGCAATTACAAATATACTAGTTTGTAATAACGGAGTAGCTACAGCATCGTTTGACCTTCATTTAATTCCGCAAAGTTCTAGCTTAAATAATGCTGTTACTCGAGTAATTAATAATTTAGAACTACCTGCTGGAGAAACTTTTACATTTGATAGCGAAAAAATTGTATTAGAAACAGGCGACAAAATTTCATTTGTTGCTGAGCCTGATATCGGCGCAAGTCTAACTAATCTTGCTGCAACGGTAAGCTACTTGGAAGTATAATATGAGATTAATCAAAGCACAGACTACTAATTTAAGAAGTATTTACGGCAAAGGCGTTAAGTACGATACTGACGACCAAGTAGTTGTTGATAGTACTCGTGCTATGGTTGTTCCAGTAGGAACATTGGCGCAGCGTCCGGGAGAATTAGGTATTAATACTAGTTCTGCGATTGGTCAAGTTAGATATAATACAACTGATCAACAATTAGAAGCGTATCAAAATGGCGCATGGAGAGAAGTAAGATTTAAAGAACCAAATCAAGACCCTGGAGTTGTTTGGCAAAACTTAGGTGTTGGTAATATAGCAGCTGACGAAACCGTATTCGGAGAGTTAAACAGCGGAGATGCAGATTTTCCAGCACCGGCAAGTGCTAATAATATTATAGTAATGGTTGAGAATGTAGTGCAAATACCTACTACTAACTATACTATACATCAAACTGCTGAAATTACTACTGGCGGAGCAGAAGAAGGACCTAATGCTCCTTATACTGCTTCAGATACAGGATGGTGGATTAAATTTACAAGTCCTGTTCCGACAGGCAAACCGGTCACTGTAATTCACAACCTTGACAAATAAATACTATGTCAGAGGGAGCAATTAGATGGCAGAACCACAAAATGGCCGTATAGGCGGCGGCGTATTAAAAGATAATCTTTTACGCCAAGGTGTTGATCTTAATTTTAAAAATACCAGTGGTTCAACGGCACTTTTACATTTAGATGTTAATAACGCTAAAATTAGTATTAATACAGAATCTGCTACAGATGCTCTAACAATTCCGTCAACATTAGCATCGTCAAATCTAATATCTACATATAATAATATTGCAAACTTTACAATTGACAATAGTCAAATTGTTGCACTAGGCGGCGATGGTTTTATTAATTTTAATGCTGCTAATAATATTTTTGCAACAGCAATTGCAACAGACGATTTAAAAATAGACTTTAATACTATTAGTACAACTACAACTGATACTAATATTGAAATACGTCCCAACGGTTTGGGCAATGTAAATATTCAAAGCAATTGGAATATTACTGGTAATCTACATGCTACTGGAAATATAGAGTTCAGCGGCAATCTTACACTAGGTAACGACAATACAGATAATGTATCATTTGCTGCTGACCTTAATAGTGACTTAATTCCTGATCAAACCAATACAAGTGATTTAGGTTCGCCAAGCAAGCAATGGTTAAACATCTATAGTAATTTACTTAACGGTCTGGCAATCGAACTTGATGAACTTATTGTTGGAGGCGCTGGATCAAGCCTAGCACGTAGACAAGGTAATATATTTTATGTTAGCACATTAGGCAGTGACACTAATGTAGGTGATCATCAGCATGGTGCATTCCGCACACTAAAACATGCCCTAGCACAGTCAGACGGCAGTACAGCTGGACCGACTGCTATACATGTCTATCCAGGCGTGTACGAAGAAGAATTTCCTTTAACTGTTCCTTCACATGTAAGTATAACAGGCGAAGATTTAAGAAACACAATCATTAAGCCCACAGTTAGTACACAAAACAATGATGCGTTTTTAATAGAAGATGATGTTACTATTGAAAACATAACTATCAAAGATTTTTATTCTGGGTATGCATTCCGTTTTACTCCGGGTGGATTAGTAAACACCCGTAGTCCGTATATTAGAAACGTTAGTGTTATTACAAAAGGTAGTGTAACTAGTTTAGATGATCCAAGAGGATTTTTACAAGGTGATGCAGGCGCAGGTGCTTATATAGACGGCTCGGTTTTAGACAGTGCAAGTTTAGAAGCCAGTATGTTGTTTCACAGCGTAACTTTTATTACACCTGGCGTTGATTGTATTATAATGACTAATGGTGTTAGAGTAGAATGGCTTAACAGCTTTACATACTTTGCTAACAGAGGATTGTATGCTACACAAGGCGCCACTGGTAAATTGATGCCTAACGCATCTATACGTTATGGCGCCGAACTTAGAGCAATTGGATCAGCGTGTGTATATGGTAATTATGGTGCAGTTGCAGACGGCGCAAATACATTAATGTATCTAGTAGGACAGAACTTTGCTTACATTGGCACAGGCGGTGATGTAAGTAATGATAAAACGCTTACAGTTCAAAGTCAAGAAACAATTGAATTAAATTCTGGAAGTATTGTTTATACAAGCACTGACGCTACTGGAACATTTAGAGTCGGTGATAACTTTTATGTAGACTTTGAAACTGGTACTACTAGTATTGATGCCGACACAGTCGATTTTAGTGGTATTGCAACTATAACCATAAATAATGGAATTGAAACAACTTACATCGATGGTAGTAGAGTCGACACTGGTAATATAAGATTTACTGGTAATACTGTTACTACAGTTGATGGCGATTTAAATTTATCACCAGTTACTGAAATATTTAACACCGACAATAATTTAGGTTTAGTAATTAGTAGAGGTACTGATAATCAAAGAAATAATGAAGTTGCTGACGTTAGATACAATACAACTTCAAATTTGTTTGAAGGATATTCAACTGGCAATTTAAGTTTTGGCGGCATATATTCTAGCGATAGACAAGACAGTGTTGATGCACATGATACTAATAATACAATAATTTTAAGAGTTGGCGGAGTACAAATAGGTACAATTGATAATAATAGTACTAATTTACACGGCCTTTCAACTGGCGATATATCATTTGATAGTAATGCAATTAATACAACATTATCAAATTCAGAATTAGAACTTAGAAGAGCTACTGCAACAAATGTTGTAGATGTTTTTGACTTTAATATAAAAGAAAGTACTTTTTCTAATTCTAGTAACAACTTACTAACAATAACTTCAACTGGATTAGGGTATGTAAAGTTTAACGGAACTAATGGAATTGTTGTTCCTGTTGGAACTGAAGCAGAGCGAACTGTTGCTCCGGTATTAGGCGAAACTAGATATAATACTGAAGTAGGTTTACTAGAAACTTACAACGGCGAAGCCTGGCAACGTGCAGCAGGCGAAGGTGAAGAAGTAACTGAAGATATTTTAAAAGATCTAGTTGATATCTATACCCTTGTACTAGGCTAATCCTTAAAAAAGATAAATACTAGTAACGCAGTGTATGACCAATACACGCAATATCAAACTGTGGTTAACCAGCAAAGAGTCGCAAGACTGAGAATTTGGCTAGAGGGACAGGATCCCCGTATTGAGGAGCAAAGATGGCTATTGGTCGAATTAGTGGTCCGCTCTTAAAAGCTAACTTGCTTCGTGAAGGAGTAAATTTAGCCTTTGAGAATGATCTACTATACTTAGATGTTAATAACAGTCGTATCGGCATAAACAATGCTACACCTCAATACGATCTAGACGTAATTGGAACTACGCGAGCACCTGCACTAGAAGTTAGCACACTTGCTAACATTGGTAGTGTAAACATTACCGGTACAACAATTTCAACAACTCAGCCTACGCTTAATTTAGGCGCTGCTGATAATGTTATCTATCAGAACAGATTAACAATTGATAGTTTAGATTTAGAAAATAATGTTATTAGTTCAAATGAAACTAATGCAAACATTGAATTTAATCCTAACGGCACTGGCACTGTAGAAATATTTGCAGATACAAATGTAACAGGTAATATTACAGCAACAGGTAATATTACAGCAGACGGTAATATTACAATTGGTGATGCAGACACTGACAACGTTACATTTAATGCAGAAATTAATTCAGACATTATTCCAGACGCTACTAACACATATAGTTTAGGTAGTCCTACAAAACAATGGCAGGATATTAGAACACAAAACTTTTTTGCCGGAACAGTTACTACAAGTGCAATTGTAGTAGACGGGGTAGATATTGCCCTACGTCAAGGAAACATTTATTACGTTGCTGAAAACGGCAGCGATAGCTATTCAGGCGATCACCCTAACGATCCGTACGGTTCATTAAAGTTTGCACTAGCACAAGCAACTAGCGGCGACACAATTCACATTTATCCAGGAGTATATCAAGAGATATTCCCAATGACTGTTCCTGCAGGCGTTACTGTAAAAGGTCACACTATGCGTGGAGTTAACATTACTCCTACAGTTGGAACAAATAGTAATGATGCATTTTTAGTTAATGCAGGTGTAACAATTGAAGACTTAACTATTTCAGGATTCTACACAGGATATGCATTTAAGTTTGCTTCCGGATTTGCAGTATCAGGAAATAACCGTTCACCGTACATTAGAAACATAAGTGTTATTACTCAAGGAAGCGTTACAAGCGCCGCTGACCCAAGAGGCTTTGCGCAGGGTGATGCAGGGCGCGGAGCGTACATAGACGGCGCTGTAGCGGGCGCTACAAGCTTGGAAGCTACTATGCTGTTCCATAGTGCCACATTTATTACACCCGGCGTAGACGCTATTACAGTAACTAACGGAGCACGAGTAGAATGGTTAAACAGCTTTACATACTTTGCTAATCGTGGTATTTACGCTGTAGACGGAGCAACAGGACTTCGCGGTGCCGGCAAAACAGCAGTTAGAGTTAGTGGCTTAACAGGAACAATTGTTAACGGAAATACATTTAGCTATTACGACACTGATGGACTAACAGTGCTTGCAACAGGTACAATTAATGGAGTTGATGCAGACGGTAAATTTTATGTTAATGGAAACCTAACAGGGTTAGAAACCGCCGCAGCACGTGGCGGCAAAACAGTGACACGTTATAACAATCCAGTAACTGATACTGCAATTAAGAAATATGGCACTAGTAGTTTACAACTAGACGGAGTAGAAGATTATATCGGAGTTGCATCTAATAATGACTTTGGGTTTTCTACTGGTGATTTTACAATAGAAACTTTTATATATCTTAATAGTCTTGTAGGTACTAGACAACTTTTTGATTTTAGAGCAGGAGCAGTTGCTGATGTAGCTCCTGTAGTGTACATATCCAATGGTGGCCAATTACGTTATTATACTGATAGTGCTGATAGAATCATTGGCAGTACACTTTTAACAGGACAGTGGTATCATATTGCACTGTCTAGATCCAGCGGAACAACTTCTTTATATGTAAACGGTATAAGAGTTGGAACTACGTATACAGACAGCAATGACTACGGCGTAGCAAAGCCACTTATAATTGGCGCAAGATACGACGGCGGTAATGTAGCAAGTGCGTATTTTGATGAGTTTAGAGTCACAAAAGGATTGGCACGTTATACTGCAAACTTTGGTGCATTAACAGCAGAATTTACAAGTGATACAAATACTGCACTACTACTACATTTTAACAATGCAGGCGATAGTAGTATTGTAATCGAAGACGATACACTGAACTCACAAGATTTAAGATTTAGTAACGGCGCAACAGCAACATATGTAACACTAGCAGATACTACAGACTTTGGCGCTGAAGTACGTGCAATTGCAAGTGCTTGCGTCTATGGTAACTACGGCATTGTTGGCGATGGCGCAGGCGTACTGATGTATCTAATTAGTCAAAACTTAGCATACATTGGTGTAGGCAAAGAAATTGACAATGACGACACTAGTGTAATACAAGCGAATGAAGTTGTTGAGTTAAATAACGCTAATATTAGATATAGCAGTGTAGACCATAACGGTGACTTTAGAGTAGGTGATTTATTCTATGTAAATCAAGCAGATGGTACTGTAGACTTTGGAAGTTCGGTATTTAATATTAACACAACTGAAGGTATAACAATTACAACTGGAGGTAGTACAACAACTATCACCGGAGACAGAATTGATACTGGTAACTTGCGAATCAGCGGAAACACTATATCAAGTTTAAGTGGCGACATTAACTTAGATGCAGATAGCGGCACAGTTAGAATTAATTCATCTAGTGCGCTACAACTTCCAAAAGGAGACACTGCAAGCCGTCCTACGCCGTCAACTGGTATGATTCGTTATAACACCGATAACGAAATATTTGAAGGCTACGACGGCAACTGGATAGCACTTAATGGGGTATACAGTTTAAATTTAGCTACTAGAATTACAGCAGAATTAACACCAGGTGCAAATGATGGTATAATTAGATTTTATATTAATAATAATGTTGTTACAACTATTGATGAAGATAAATTAGAAACTACTCGAATTGAAGTTGACGATATTAGTATTGACGGAAACGTTATTACTACAGAAACACTTAATACTGATTTAGTACTTAGTGCAAACGGAACAGGTTCGGTTGTAATTGATAATCTTGCATTTAAAGATTCTACTATCACTAACAGAGAAGTTAACGGTGTATTGAACTTTCAGCAAGAAGGTACTGGATATTTTAAAATTCAGGGAACTAACGGATTTGTTGTACCAGTTGGGACTAACGGACAGCGGCCGCCGGCGCTATATAGAGAAACCGGAATGACCCGTTATAATACTGAACAACGATATTTAGAAATATGGGACGGATTTAGTTGGGTGTCTGTTGCAGGTGCAACTGGTTCTATTAGTTTTGCAGCAGCAGAAGACTTGGCAATTGAATACGTATTAACATTAGGATAAGAATAAGATGGCAACGCAATTTAAAAATAAAGTAGTAAAAGAAGTAGGTCCAGTGCCTATTCTTGCATTAGAAACTGATGCTGCTACCCGCTCAACTATAATTGGGCTTAACATGGCCAATTTAACAGATTTTATAGTGTATGCAAGCGTATTAATACACGACGATACTAGTGTTGAAGGTTACTTTATGAAAGATGTCATGGTGCCGCCAAATAGTAGTTTGCATGTACTAGCAGCAGGCGAAAAACTAATACTTGCACCAAACAACGAGCTGTACTTAGTAGCAGATCAAGACGAAGCACTAGACGTAGTTATAAGTTACGTAGATATTGTATAAGGAATAAAGACATGTCAGCAAATTACACAGGGTCTACACCAGATCACATAAATGGAGCAATACCTAATAGATTTTTTTACGGTCTACGTAGAACTGATAATGGAGAATTGTTTGTTGTAAAAGCCGATCAAATGAAAACAACTGATAGTATTACAATAAATAATCCAGGTGACCCTGCACAAAACTATCCAAATTTTGAAGAAGGTCAAGATTTTGTAGAAGGCAGAGATGTAAATCATAACTTAGTTTATGAAAATTTAAACTACGAGCAGTTTCGTTGGGACGCAAGAAACATATCATATTACATAGATGCAGACGGTGAATTAGTAGTACGAGTAAATCATTCATATACATACGATGAAAATTCTTCATCAAACGGATTATAAGAGAGTAGAAAATGGCAAATTTTAATTTAGATAGAATTAGATTTAAATGGAGAAGCACATGGGTTGCTGCTACTGTTTACACTAAAGACGACATTGTTTATTATAACGGTAAAGCATACGTATGTTTAATTGGTCACACTTCCGATGCTGATGATCTAACTACTGATTTATTAGATACTGCTCCTAAGTGGGAATTGATGTTTGACGGTTATGTTTGGAGAAGTAACTGGGATAATACTACTTATTATACAGTTGGTGACATTGTAAAGTTTGAAGGGTATGTATATAGATGTGTTACATCGCACACTTCAACTAATCTTATTAATTTTCAACTTCCTGCAGACATTGCCAAATGGGAAATATTTGCAACTACTTATAATTGGCTAAACAAATGGACTTTAAATTTCTATTATGATTTAGGTGATGTTGTAAAATATAACGGCACTATTTATATTTGTTCGACAAAGCATCAATCGTCGTCTACGCCTGAGGCAGGACTAGAAGCCAATCAAGCTAGCTGGACTGTTGTAGCAAAATCTGATAGCTGGCAATACAACTGGGTACAATCTACAAGATATGTAGTTAACGATATTGTTAAGTATGGTGCTATTACCTATCGCTGTATTGTAGGGCATAAAAGTGCAACTACGTTAGCAACAGGCTTAGAAGCAGATCAAGCTAAATGGGAAATTGTAACTTCTGGAATTGAATACAAGTTTAACTGGACTGCTAATACACGTTATAAATTAAATGACATTGTTAAATCAGGCAATGGGCTTTGGATAGCTACAGTTGGACATACTAGTTCAGAGCAAGGTGAAGAAGAAGGCGATCCGGTAGTTACTCTTAGAGACGACGAAGCTAACTGGAATTTATGGTTACCTGGTACCGGCTACGAAGGTTTATGGTCTAATGCAGCTGAATACCAAAAAGGAGATATTGTTCTTTACGGCGGTTATACATATACTGCATTAACAAACAATCTAGCTTCGGTACCAAGTGTAAACGGCATTGTACAAGATACAGGCGATTGGGAGCTTTTAAAAACAGGTTATAAACATAGAGGCGAATGGTCAGGTTCTACTGCGTATCTAACAGGTGACGTTATACGTAACCAAGGACACTTGTATGTTGCTATTGCTGATAGTACAGGTGTATATCCTGATTTAGAAACTAGCTGGACTAGACTTGTACCTGGACACCAATGGAGAGCCGAATGGATTGATAATACTGAATATTTCCTAGGCGATGTAGTTACCTATGCCGGAGTAAATTACACATGTATCCAACGTCATCTTGGTACAGAGAGCGATAATCGTCCAGATCTAGACATCCAAAATACTAACGAAAATTACTGGATTGTATTACTACAAGGAACTCCTAGTAACGTTTTAACTAACCAAGGCGATTTAAGAGTATTTGGTGCTGTTGAAACTGAACGATCTGCAATTGGTGCTCCGGGCACTGTACTTAAATCATCAGGTGTAGCAACTAATTGGCAAAACTTCGAAGTTGTGCGCAATGTGTTCTACGTGTCTATACAAGGACTTGACACTCCGCAATCAGGAAAATCTCTTGTTAGTCCGTTTAGAACAATAGCTTATGCAATGGAGTTTATTCTAGCAGATGTAGAAAACAGAACACCTGCAACTGTATTTGTAAAAACTGGAGTATATGAAGAAGTTCTTCCAATTTCAATCCCAGCAGATGTAGCTCTTGTAGGTGACGAATTAAGAAGTACTGTTATTATGCCAGCATCAGGATATGAAGAATCTGATATGTTCTATATGCGTAACGGTAGTGGTTTAAGAAATTGCACACTAAGCGGCTTAGCAGGAACATTACCTGCTGTAGGTAATAATTACGGAACACGTTTTCCAACAGGCGGCGCATTTGTAAGCTTAGATCCGGGAACTGGACCAACTGACACTAGTGTACACATTATTAACAAATCACCGTATGTACAAAACGTGTCAACATTTGGTACAGCTTGTATCGGAATGAAAATTGACGGAACGTTACATGCATCAGGAAATAAATCAATTGTTGCTAACGACTTTACACAGATTATATCAGACGGTATAGGATATTGGGCTAACGAAGCAGGTAGATCAGAACTTGTATCCGTGTTTACTTACTTCTGTTATATCGGGTATTATGCAACTAACGGCGGAATTTTACGAGCTACAAACGGTAACAACTCTTACGGAACATTTGGTAGTAGAGCAGAAGGATATAGTCTTTTTGAAACACCTATCACTGCCCAAATGGACAACCAAACAGGGGAAGCACAAGTAGAAATTGTACACACTAACGGAAGTGAATTAGTAGCAATTGGATACAGTCATGCAGGGCAATCGTACACTAACGCAGTGCCGACAATTATCGGTACAGGTATTAGTACAAATATAGCGTATGATCAATTTAGAAATAATGCAATAAGTCAAGTTAGAGTAATCGATCCTGCTGATTCAAGTACACCTGGAGGGTTAAACTATCAGTATCTATTAAATGCTGCTCAATCAGGCGACAACACATACATACAACTTGCTGCGTCAGATACATCAGGAACACCTTTAAAGTATGTAGGAATGAGAATTGTAATTGTTTCAGGCAAAGGTGTCGGGCAATATGCTAAGATTACAGGGTATGATGAACTTACAAAGGTTGCAGTTGTATCTAAAGAATATAACGGAACAAATGGTTGGGAAAATTTATATCCTGGACGTCCTATTTCAAATGTACTTGATAGCACAACACGATACAGTTTAGAACCCAGCGTTATCATTGACGATCCTGGATTTTCTGTAGTAAATGATAGCTCAATAGTTTGGCCAGCTGGATTTACTACTAGTGGAGGTGTTAACGCAGTTAAACTAGTTGCAGGAACATATATAGCAATAGGCGAAGCTGGCGCATCAGCAACTAGTGCAGACGGAATAACGTTTACTACTTCTAATGCAAATCTAAACGGGAACGGTACTGCTGTAGCTGCTGGACATAACCAGTCTACTCAGACTGCTACCGCAGCTTACTTTTTGAGTACTGCTGCTAGTAAAGTACATAGATATACTCCTAGTAATAGCACCTGGGTTGAATTTAGTTTACCGGTAGCTACTAATGGTTATAACTATATGGCTGTTAATCCAAGCACTGGATTTCATGTTGCTGTAGATACAAACGGTGATAGTTTTGCGACATTTAATGCTGATGGCGCTACAATTAATACTGGATCGTTTACTACAATTAATGGCGGCACTAATGTATCTGGTCTTGCTTATGGTCATAGCAAATGGGTAATTATTGAAGAAGGTGGTGCTGTAGCATATTCTGTAGACGATGCAGCTACGTGGACTGAGACACTATCTGTATTACCAGCAGGCACAGTGTGGAAAGGTCTAGCATATGGCAACGGAAGGTTTGTTGCCATAGGTGAAGGCGGCGGCGAAGCCAAGGCAGCATATAGTTTTGATGCTGTTACTTGGTACACAGATGATACAAACTTAACACTAATACCAAATAGTAATTTAGACAGAATTGTATATGCAAACGGAGAATTTATTGCACAAGCAAGTAATGGTTCTACAGTTGCAAAAACAAAAGATGGATGGGCATGGCAATGGTTTGCTGACGATAGTACAGCATATACACTTGCATCTTCGACAGCAACAACCACTGACGTTGTTGGTTCAGAAATATGGAGTGTTACCAACGGAAGTTCTACAGTAAATAAACTAACAACAGGTGCAGGCGCAGTTGCAAGAGCAATTGTAACATCTAGTAGAGTACAATCATTTATAGTGTATGATCCGGGAGCAAATTACCAAACTACTCCGGGCGTGTTTGTATATGATCCAGATAATACTTCTGATGTTGATGCCTTAGCAAGAACAGCAAGCGGCGTATTACCACAACCAGTATTTGTTAATAGAGGATCAGGGTATGTTACTGCAACAGTTACTATTGCTGGTGACGGGTTTGCAGATATATACCAATCAGGTAAAACAGTAAGATTTAAAAATCTTACTCTTGTTCCTGGGCCCGGTGCAAACGTTGTGTTTAGTAGTATTAACGATGTTATTTACAGACTAACTAAAATTGTCTCGCAATCAGGTGTAAGTCCTAATATTGATGTAACTTTTGAAATTAGTCCTCCACTAACCAATCAAAATGCTCCTGAACACGAAGAAAGTGTTATATTGAGAGAATTATATTCTCAGATTCGACTAACAGGACACGACTTCTTAGATATCGGTGTAGGAAATATTCAATCAACAGACTATCCTGCATTGTATGTAGAAGGGTATAATCCTGCTCAAGTACCAGAACCGTTTAACGAAGTTACCCAGTTTGATGGTGGACGAGTATTCTATACAAGTACTGACCAAGATGGTAACTTTAGAGTTGGCGAGCTATTTGCAGTTGAACAAAATACAGGTATTGTTTCAATTAATGCAGACTTCTTTGAGTTGTCTGGACTAACAGAGTTAAGCTTAGGAGCAATCCAAGTCGGCGGGAGTGCTGTTATTATTAGAGAATTTAGCAAAGAACCAACATTTATTGCAAACTCTAATAACATTGTTCCAACACAAGCAGCAATTATTAAGTACTTAGAATCTAGAATTTCCGGCGGCGGAGCCGATGCAGTAACAAATACGTTGTTTGCCGGACAAGTAAAAATGACAGGTAATAGTATTAGTACATCGTCTGGATTACAAATAAATATTCCAGTACAAGTCAATATGACAAAGGGTGTTGACGGCGACTACTTAGCACACATGTTTTTTAGGTCTAACAAATAAACATTTAATATTTTAATAAATACATATAACAGAGCGGAGTTTTTAAATGGCAGAATTTAAATTAGGTAGAATTAGATTTATTTGGAAGGGCGATTGGGCCACTTCTACAGTCTACTACAAAGATGACGTTGTTCGCAACGGCGGAAACACATATGTTTGTATTGCAGGCCATACTGCTCCGACATTGTTTACTGATTCGCAGGCAACATACTGGAATAAGATTTCAGATGGCCAAGATTGGAAAAGTACATGGACTACTAGTACATACTACAAAGTAAATGATCTTGTAAAATATGGCGGCTACTTATACATAGTAAATGAAGCACATACATCAGCAGCAACAGACACGCTCGGACTTGAAGCTGATCAGTCTAAGTGGGATTTATTTGCAGAAGGTTTTGATTATAAAGCAAATTGGTCGTTTGACACTCGTTATAAAATTAATGATATTGTAAAGTATAACGGGACAGAGTTTATATGTACACAAGAGCATACTAGTGCAGCTACAGAAGTAGACGGACTAGAAGTTAACGATGGCAGAATATTAACAGTTGATACTTTTAGTGCAGCAGATGCTCTACGCCCTGCCGATACATATACAGGTTTAGTAGTCAACGGTGGTCTAGGAAGAGGCGCTGTTGTTACCGCAGTTGTTGATGTGATTGGTGCAGTTTCTATAACAGTAACAGACGGCGGAACACAATATGAAGTAGATGATACGGTATCATTAACCGACGAGCAGCTCGGCGGCGGTGGTGGTGCAGTGTTTACATTTAGTGTTGCGACTACTGACGAAAGATGGGATATTTTTACAGAAGGATTTAAATGGACCAATAACTGGATTACAAACAATCGTTATAGAGTAAATGATGTTGTACGCTACGGCGGAACATTATATGTTTGTAAAACTGGTCATACATCAGCAGCTTCAGCATCTCTAGGATTAGAAGTAGATCAAGAAAAGTGGGATTACAAACACAAGGGTATAGAATATAAAACAGATTGGGCAGATGCTACTCGTTATAAAATTAACGATGTAGTAAAGTTCGGCGGCGGCATTTGGATTTGTATAGAATATCATACTAGCCAAACAAACTTTACAGATGACGAATCTAAATGGGATCAGTTTGTCGAAGGTCTAGAATTTGAAGATAGCTGGAGTGTTTCAGTAAGATATCAACCAGGTGACTTTGTAACATACGGCGGATATAGCTACGTAGCAAAAACAAACAACGTTGGTCAAACAACTCCAAACGTTAATGGCACCGACTGGGAATTATTTACTACAGGATTCCGCTTTATCGATGATTGGCTAATAGGTACAGATTATCTAGTAGGTGATGTAGTACGTTTAGGCGGATACACCTACTTGGCTACAACTGATAATACAGCTCAACGCCCGCCAAATCTTCTGTATTGGGAAAGACTAAACACTGGATTTATATGGAAAGATACTTGGACCGACGCAACATTATACGATGCAGGCGATAGTGTTCAACACGGTGTAAACTCGTATGTTTGTATATCTGCTCACACATCAGATGAAATCACCTTACAAAATAGACCAGATCAAGACGTAACCGGATTAAACTGGAACTTGTTAGTTGCAGGCGCAGAAAGCGGAAACTTAACAACAGAAGGCGACATTGTTTATTATGGCGGCGCTGGTCCTACTAGATTGCCGATTGGTAAACCTGGTCAAGGTTTAAGAGTTAATGCAGCAGGCAATGCTCCAGAATGGGCAGACCTAGGATCAATTAATAACGTATTTCATGTTGCAACAACTGAAGGCGTCGATTTACCTGCACCGGCACAAGGTGTTACAATAGACCGTCCTTGGAAAACAGTTCGCTATGCAACTGAACAAGTACAAGCAGGTGCATTGCGTTATAATGCAAAAAATCTTTTAGAAAGAAATAGAAGCTTTATAGCAAATGAAGCAAATGCCTGGAAAGATGCACAAATTGTAGCTAATACAGGTATATGGAATGGGTTTGTTGACCCAGCTCCGGGCAAGTGCGAACGTGATATGGGTCAAATTATTGATGCAGTCGTTTGGGATTTATCACATGGCGGCAATCAGCGCACACGAGATGCAGCGTTATCATATTTCTCAGGCGGCACATTACTTCCAGTAATTGCAGCAGAAGACGATCAAACAGTTGCAGTAATTGAATATATGCTAACTGTAATTGACGCAGTATTAAGTAATGTTCCTCCGGCAACAACTTACGGATCATATAATCAGTATGTTAATGTTGCATTTATTGAGGAAGCAGATGCAATGTCTACACTAACAACTTTAGTTAACATTGTAACTGGTGCTATTACACAAGGCGATACTACGTTAATTCCAGCTCAGAAAAAGCCACAGCATTCTATATTTGTTAAAACTGGTGAATTTGAAGAAATACTTCCTATAATTGTTCCTGAAAATACAGCGGTTATAGGTGACGAATTACGTTCAACACGAATTGTGCCTGCAGGTAGTTTAGTTGCAGCAGGCGATTCAGCGTACACATTAGATGCAATAGCAAGATTATCTGCTATCATGAATGACATTGTAACTGATCCTGCTAACTTTACAACTAAGACAACAGGAAACCTTTTAGATCCAGTTAGTACTTCGCCCGTAGGCGGAGCAGCAGCAGGTACATTTGCAGCTGAACTATGGACACAAATTTATGATTACATAGATTACGGTCTAAACGGTGCAACTGGAGATTCAACAATACCCCTAACAACAGGCTCTAATATTCCTGAAACGTCAACTGATTATACATATGCTGTTGAAACTATTGAAGCAAATAGAGCATTCTTAGTAGCAGAAGCGCTTGCATATATTGCTAATACATATCCTGCATATGTTTACGATACAGATAAATGTGCAAGAGACGTTAATAGATATATTGATGCAATTAAATACGACTTAATTTATACTGGTAATTATAAGTCATTGTTAGCTGCACGTTATTACATAAACGCAGTAAACGGAAGTTTACAAGAAGATATGTTCTATATGCGCAACGGTACTGGTTTAAGAAACTGTACTATTGCAGGTCTAACTGGAACACTAGGAAGTGCAAACGCATACGGAACTAAGCGTCCAAGTGCAGGCGCATTTGTAAGTCTTGATCCGGGCTGGGGACCTGCGCACTTGGATGCATGGATTATTAATAAATCGCCGTATATACAAAACGTAACTACATTTGGTACAGGCTGTGTTGGTTGTAAAATCGACGGCGATCTACATGATGGCGGTAATGATTCAATCGTTGCTAACGACTTTACACAAATCATAAGCGACGGTATTGGTGTATGGTGTACTAACTTAGGTAGAACAGAACTTGTATCTGTGTTCTCATACTACGGTCACATTGGTTACTTAGCGGAGAACGGTGGTAAAATTCGTGCTACTAACGGTAACAGTTCTTACGGTGCGTTTGGTACTGTTGCTGAAGGTGTTGATATTACTGAAGTACCTTATACAGCTAAAGTAAATAACTATGCACTGCAAGCAATTGTAAGCAATATACTTACAGACGGTAATAATATTCTTACACTAGAATATCTAAACGCTGGTGTAAATTATACTTCAGGCGGCACAGTTATAGCTGCAATCGGTGAAGGGTTTGGCGCAGTTATTGATACAGTAAACACTGTAGACGGCGGCGTATTTGAAGTTAGACTATTAGATCCTAGCAACAACTTCGGCGGCGCTGACTATATTAGTGCAGAAAACGTTTCACAGGGCGGCAACGCTACGTCGATATCAATATCAAACACTGATACTAGAGTTGACGCAGCATACGTAGGAATGGCAATATTTATTACTGCTGGAGTGGGCGCTGGCCAATATGGTTACATTGATACTTATAATAGCGGAACAAAACTTGCAACTATTAAAAAGATGAGCGACGACAGCGCAGGATGGGATCATGTAACTGGTGTTGCTATAGCAACAACTCTTAATGAAACTACAACTTATTCCATCGAGCCTAGAATTGTATTTGCGGCGCCAGTAAGCGGATTATATGCAGACACTGCAAAAGGTCGTGCAGTAGTAGCAGACGGAAAAATCGCTAGAATACTAATGTGGGATCCGGGTGTTGGATATACAATTGCTCCTGCAATGACTGTAGTTGATCCAAACAATACAGTCGAAGTTCCACATCAAGTAAGAATCGGCGACGGAGTATTAACTCAACCTACTTGGACAAATAGAGGAACAGGTATGGCAACAGCTTCGGCTACTGTCGAAGGCGACGGTTATGCTGATATGTTCCAACCAGGAAGTTTACTTAATGTAACTGCTATAGACACAGTACCACAGCCAGGCGCAAACGTTACATTTGCTAGTATTCCAGGAGAATATTTTAAACTTGTAACAATTAGAAATGTGCAAGGTACAGGACCGTTCACAGCTCAATTCCAAGTTAGTCCAGATATTCCTATATCGGATGCACCACCGCACGATGACGCACTGGAAATGCGTATTCGATACTCGCAATGTCGATTAACTGGACACGACTTCTTGGATATTGGTACTGGTAATTTTGCAGATACTAACTATCCAAACTCTCCAGTTAATCCAGTAGACGCTACAAAAGAAACAGTAGTCGGCGGCGGCGGCAGAGTGTTCTACACAACAACTGACCAAGACGGTAACTTT